GGACCTACTGGACCTACTGGTACTACGGTTTTAACAGGAGTTGGGGTTCCAACATGCGCCATTGGAGATTTAGGGGATATTTACATTGACCTATCCACAGGGATCACGTATTATAAGCTCTCTCAGCCAGTTCCTCTGATGGTCAGAGCTATTCCAGCTCCTACCGGAAACACAATCCTTGTTGGGTCAACACAAACCTATACGACGATTGATGCAGCTTTAGCTGTAGCCAATAACGGTGATAGACTATTGCTTGATGCTGAGACTTTTATAATTACATCCACTGTCACTGTTAATAAATCAGTAACAATTGAGGGGCAAGGAATAGGGGCAACTACCGTTATTACTATCTTGAATACTGTAGTCTCTATGTTTAATGTTACAGTATCCAATGTTATTTTCCGAAATATGTCTATCGTCCAAGATTTCCCATCGGTTTTAGGAGTTGAGTCTGTTATTTCAATTAATAATTTGTCAGCAACAGGTATATATATCGATAGTTGTGAAATTTCAGTATGTGAACTCGGTATCGCTATTGTAGCAACTGAGTTTCAAATAACAAATTGCAACTTTACTTATGCGCCCCTTGCATCACCTAACAATGGATACTTCTATATCATTATTTCCTCTACTTCAGGGCAAAGTATTGTTGACAGTAATACCTTTGTGTCTGACTCAGGTAACACGCGATGCAGATTTATTATCATTACTAATATAGCTGTTAATTCTGGTACATTACAAGGGAATTTAATAGTAAGCAATAATAAGCAAGATAATTCTTCTCCTTTTACATTGAGACATCTATTAGTAATTGAAGAATTTATAGGTACAAATTTCGGATTATTTCTTCTAAGCAATACAACAGTTAATGAAGGAAATGTACCTGTCTTACTGTTTAATGCTAATTTTAATATTTTTAAGTTTATTGAAGTTATTGGAAACAGTGTTCAAAATACCGCTGGAAAGGGAATTATCGGAATTGACTCGAGTTCTACCGGGCAAACACCTATTTTCAGTTCGAGTAATACAATTGCAAACCAATTTTTCACTGCAGGATGGGCTTCTGCAACTGTACCAGCTAGTTTTATTATCGGATATAATACAACAGTAATCTCAGAGGCACCTAATCTTCCATTAACTAATTGTTATTGGCTTATGTTGATTTGATAACATATAAATGTAATTTAGAAGTGTAATACGTTACTGTGAACCAAACGAGACATCTCAAATATTTGAATAACATCGTAAAAGAAGGTTAACACTTTATTAAGAAATGTGTACATTCTACATTAAGACTAAAATCTTTTCGCATATATATCCATTCTTGGAGAAGCAAAAACCACATATATAAAAAGAACAGATTGATTTACGGAATTAGTTTGTTCAAAATCAAAAAGAATTATTTTATCAAATATTCAGTTTAACAACATAACATACAACTCTACTAGAAATATATGTGTTATATTTTCTCTTCTCTTTTTACAGAGTTGTTATAAACTAGCTGATTCAATTGATTATCTTTCCGGACAAAAAAGCGAATATGATTAAAGGTATAGGAAGGGTAAATTTTCTTATACCTTTAATTAAAAAAGGGATAAATTTTAAGTGTGTACGATAAAATTACATCTTTCTATTTACTTATATCCGTTTGTATACATCTGCGTTTGCTACTTTTAATTAATTCCGTATTTATATCTAAATGTGCTTTTCATTCACTTTTTATTATATCAATATATTTAGTGATAAACTTATTCTTATTTTTCCTTGATGCGATTTACATTGTACAAACGCTATCCATTTAGGTTACGTTTGATAAATTAGTGAGATAACTAAATAAAAAAGAGGTCTACTCATAATTTGAGTAGACCTCTTTTTTCACTTAACATACACATAGGCTTCACTTGCTGTTACATAGTATGTTTTACCTTTGCTATTGTGTACTTTATATTGCGGTGAACCATTTACATTTACTTTCGCATCAATTGTAAATCCTAATCCTGCATCTACAGAACCAGCCCCATCTTTATCCTGCCAAGATGGGGCATCATAGAAACGTAGATTGTTAACTTTTGAAACAACACGCTTTCCAACAATAGAAGAATCTACGGTGCTTTTCTTATTAAACTTCACATAAGATGGATCGTTCTTAATCCACTGATCTCCACCAAGATTTAACCAACCATCCTTTTCCGCCCACACAATATAAGATTCTGGTTTGTTTAGTTGACGAATTTTAGAATAGCTTGTACCTGGTCCTTTACGTAAGTTAACTTTGTAACCTTCAATATAGGCGATACCGTCTGTTACTGCTGTTGGTACTTCTTCTTGTTTAGATGGCTTCTCAGGAACAGAAACATCCACACTAGAATTATTATATGCTCGTTGAACATCTGCTCTAAATTGAGCTTCTGAAACGTCATGAGACTTTAAGTAATCAATTGGATCTTCATGATCCGTACCGCCAAGATAATGAGTTACATCGCTATGTGTCCACAATCCTTTTTCTACAGATAACCCACGGTCACGTAAGATTTTAGCTAGTAACTTAACGTATTTATCATAGCTACGTTTAAATTTTGTATAGTCCGCTGTTTCGCATAACTCTACATGTACAAATCGTTTATTAGCAGCAGGTCCACCGCCATAAGCAATGTACTTTGTATCAGCGATTTGGATTGTTTCGTCCCAATCGACTGCATAGTGAACAAAAGCATTTCTCCATGTACGAGACTCATATTTTTGAATGTTAATAGCTGGAGCTTCTGGAGTTGCTGTAGAATGTGCTACAACACCCTCATAAGCACCTACACCATAACGGTATGGTTGTTTTGGTAAATCAGGAATAATAAGTGTTCTATCAGCAAAAGTACTTGTAGCAAAAGAACCAGCAAGTACTAGAGTCATAAGGAACGAGGTAATATATTTCATTGTCTTTTTCATTTAGCATCAACATCCTTTTTTATAATTTTTGTGTGGTCAAATAATCCACTTACTGACAGTCCAATGATGATTCCTTGAAATACATTTGTTTTGATATCTCCGCCCAAAAATAAAACGCCTAGCACAATGCCAAGCGTTAAATTTAATAACGGAACATATTTTGTTTGTAATCCAATTGTTTTTCCAATCTGTGAAAGACCAACTACAATTCCAATCATTACAGTAATTTCAAACATTACATACCACCTCCTTTCATTAAGAAAGTGAGTGCTGCGCCTATAATTCCACCTACAATAAGTCGCAAAATCCAGGTAGTATTAGCGCTAATCTTATCTAATTGCTTATTGATATTGATAATGTCTTTCTCGTTACCTGTTGTCCGCATTTCTAAACTTTTAATCTCTAAGCGAATGTCCTTAATATCTTGCTTTATTTCTTGAACATCACTTCTTACTTCTTGCAATCCTTCCACTTTGACCACCTCATTTCAAAATAAAAAGAGTGACATCTATTTGTCCCTCTTTTCTTATAAAAGCCGTATTTTATGCAAAATAAATAACAGCTTATAGCTGCTTTGATTTCTTATTAATTAAATTTTGAACTAACAATTGTTCTAACACTTCAATTCTACGGTTCATTTGTTTATTCTCTTCTTTTAACTCTTCAATCTCAGCATCTTTAGCATGTTTTTCTTCTTGGAATGCTTTTATTTGAAGTGCTATTGAAGAATATATTTCAGCTGCATTTTTTTCTTTTGTAACAAAACATTCCGGATTACTTTCATCATCTGCAATCCAACCGTATCGAGTTTGAATATCATTAGTAGTAAGTACCGGATCGTTATCTTGACGATTCATTCGCATTTCATATAGTTGTTCCATATCCGTTTTCAAATTGTATTGTTGAATATTTAACGCCATAATTTTTTCTAAAGCGCTAAACTGTACATCTCGAATGTTTATTTTATACTTACGTTTCGATGATGTTTCAAAATTGCTGGCAACTACAGGCGAAAAAGAAGTACCTGCACCGGATTTAACCTGTAATTTACCTGCATAGCTAGATGCTCCATTTCTAAGCGTTAATGTTTGGAACCGTAAATCCGTATCTCCATTGTAGTCTACTATATCAAGCATATTTTTACCCTTTAAGTTGAAAACAATAGCCGACTGACAGTCCATCCATACTGATCTAGATCCACCTTTTAATGTGACTCCGTCTGTTGCTTCTGCCCAGAACGAACCGCCTTTTGCATAATGACCTATACCTTTACCAGAGTTAACAGTTACATTCCCATTCATTCCTGCGTTAAGGTTCAAATCACCTGATCTTTTGAATATAACTGAGCTTACAAAATAAGGGTCTCCGTTAGAATCTTTTCCGTTTATTACTCCTAAGAATCCTTGCGTTGGTTGTTTACTTAAGACAACCGAACCGTCTTGGAAATCAGAATCTCCCCCTAATACAACTGTTGGTTGAATTTGGCTTGTGCCATCTTTATAGTATCCAAGGTAAACCCTGCTTATATTTGACTCCATTAAACGGATGTATTGCTTTTGAATGTGGACATAATTAACACCATTGTCGGTGCGTATGGTTGTACCTCTAAGTTCCTGCGCTTCTAAATACTTTGCTATAGTTGTTCCATCTAACTCTATTTTACCCGCTTTAATTTTAATAGTTTCTGCTGTTTGATTGATAGCTGAAATGATATCGCCTTTTTTCACAGTACTAAGGATATTGGTCTCAGTAATGTGAATACGTCCTTCTAAATCTCTTACATAGGAATCCTTAGCAAATTGTCCATCTGCTTGTATCCTCGTATATACTTCTGTCCTTTTTGCTGCGGCATTGATACCTTGTTCATTGATAGTAAAACGGTTATCAATAAGAGTCATCTTCTGATTAAATTGTTCAGTTGCAAGTTTGTTAGCTAATTCATCTAATAAAAGTTCTTTATTTTGATTAACAGTCTGCTTCAACTCAGGTATCTTAAACCCAGCAACATAGTCCTCTACTTGTTTTAGCTCGACTTTTGCATTGATTGCCGTTGCCTGTTGTTCAAGTTTTGTATTTGCTTCAGTAAGCTTCTTCCCTTGATCTGATACTACATTATTTAAATTACTCACTGTGGAGGACAATCCGCTTGCCGTTTGCTCTACTGTCGTCATGCGCTTTTCGAATCCAGCTTGGCTATTTTGAACATTTGTTACAGTGGTTTTTACACCATCCATACTTTGTTCCAACTCATAAGTTGACTTACTGAAATCAGTGGGAATTGACCCTTTTTCAAGTTTGGTTTTTTTGAATCTGAATCTTTTACCAATGGAATTTGTATTTCTGGCGAACCTTAAACGTAATCCCCAACCAGTAGCGCGCGTATCAATATTGAATGTCCATACCTCACGTTTCCAAACATTTGATGCAGGTACTCCCTTTTGTACAGTTTCACTCCATACACCATTGATAAACTGGAATAAAATGAAGTCAACATGAACGTCATTTTGTAAATCCAGAGAGAGTGTCATGTCTTTACTTTTTTCAAAGTCTCCCATTTTTGTATTATCTAAATGGAATTGATAGAAAGAGTCGGTATGATCCGAACACTCTAACACGATGTATTCACCAGGCTGTACAGCGAATTTAGCTTTATTTACTTGAGCACCTCCGACCATTCCAATTGTTTGCGGTTTTTCGTTTGGTCCAGTGTTAATAAGCCAGTTTTCACCGCCTACTGTACGAGCTTCAACCTGTTCTAATTTTGTAGAAATTTTCCCAGCTTCTTCTTTTATGTCAGTAGTTGTTTTCTTTAAATCATTGGTTGTTTGTTGTACATCGGAAATCGTCTTCTTTGTGCCTTCCACAGTTGATTCAACCGTATTTAATTTACTACTAATTTCGGTATCTTTTTTCGTTAGCGTTTCGATAGAAGTTTTAAATCCATCTGCGGTTTGCTCTGATTTCGTTACACGTTCCGTAAGCTTTCCTTGTTCGCTTTGAATATTACTAACAGTAGTATTTACACCTTTAATGCTGTTTTCAATCTCCACTGTTTTTTTAGTAAAGTCCGTTCCTGTAACCTGATCTTCATTGGCTAATTTAAAAGATGATGGCTTGTTACCTACTTCAGCTTGGAAATTTTTCATTTTAACAGTTCCTGAAGCTGAACGTAAAAAGATTTGCAATCGTATAAATTTGATTTCTTTATCTTCTATTATTTGAGATACCTTCCCATATCTCTTATATCTATTCGTCCCTTCTGGAACAATTTTTCCGTAACACGCTTCAAACCACGATGTTTTCCCATCAGTATATTCAACTTTTAATTCAATTCCAACACTATTATTACTGGCTGTTCCATGTTTGAGGTTAATTGTTTCAGCATCAAAACTTAAATAGACTTGTTTTCCTCTAAAGTCATTGTATGCATCTTTAGAAATATCAAGTGCATCACCTTTGTTATCAGTTTCATTCGCATTTGTAAATATAAACTCTCGATCTCCGGTCAAAACATAATTACGAACACCAATAACTGTATTATCTACTTGCGTTTTAAGTGCTGTAAGGGTCTGTTTCGTCCCATCAGCTGTTGTCTTAATCTCGTTTGTCTTCTGCTCTAGCTGTGATAAGCCTTCATTAGTTTTCTTCAACTCCGACTTCTCAGCTTTCTGTGTAAGAGCTTCATTTGTTTGACCTATAGATGTATTAATATCCTGGAACTTCTGTACGTTCCCCTGTTTATCAGTTTCATAGATTTGTTTACCGATAAAACCATCTTTAATTTCATCTTTTGTGTATACACCAGCTTTATCAGCCTTATCTTTAAGCTGATTATCAATCCATGTTTGATCCACTTTATTATTAACTTGCCTTTGAACATCTACTATTTGCCCAGCAATTTCTTGTGCTTTACTTTCCACACTTTGAACCTTTTGATTTAACTCTGTTTTTGTGGACTCAATATCTTTATCGACCTGTTCAAGTGTTTCTTTCTTGACTGACTCCACATCGGGAACTACCGGATCCCAAATACCATCTTTCCAGAGTTTTAAAATGCCTGGCTTACCATTAGAAATATCTAACCATAATGTCTTTCTATCTTTAAGCCCTGTTGTTGGTGGGTACTTCGATTCAATAATTTCAACGGTATTATTTTTAATATTCTCCTGTACTTTTTCAGCTAGTGTTTTTGCTGCTTCTGACTCCTTCTTTGCATTATTAGCTGTTTCATTAGCTTCGTTCACTAATTTATCTAACTGATCTATCATTTCTTGCTTATTACCTAACGAACTAAGGATGCGATTATAAATCTTCCTTAATTCTTCATTCGGATCAACAATCTCATGATAATCACCAAACACATATTTATCTTGCAATGGATTTTTATATGATTCATCACCAGCAATCGCCCTTGCTTCTAGATACAATTTAGGTGTAAACCCTGTATCTTTTATTCGGATTGTATCTCCATCATTAATTAACTCATGAGCTAGTCCAAATACACGGCCGATTGATTGTGCTTCAACTTCATAAAAAACAGAGGAATTTACACGTTTTTTTAACTCTGTATTCATAAGAGTCATTAAACGTTTCGGATCCATGTCTTCGTTTTCCGTCTCAGGACTATAGAATCCAAATTTATGTTGCCCTTTCTCATTCCACCTTTGAAATGCGTCGCTGTCCACAAGATAAGGGACACCACCATTTATTTCTGTAATAGTAACAAACTCTCCACCTTCTTTTTTCACAAAACCCAGTAAGGCTGTACAAATATTCTGAGAGTTTTCAATCCTTTTAATCCCAATCAAATCTTTACCAAGGGTTATTTCTTTTCCTGTTTCTCGACCACGCTTCTTTACCATATCTACATAACGCCCAACGATTTGAGAACCTACAACTTCAGCGCGATATTGTATTTCTAGTTCGAACAATGATGCTATCTTTTTTAGAAAGCTTAACGGATCAATAAATTCATCAATCGTCATGGAACGGAAACTAGCATATTCTAAATTTCCTTTTTTCCACTTCGTACCTGCAAGAGCTATATCCATCATTTCTATTACTGTCTTACCTTCTAATTTTTGTGGAGGAATAATTCCAGCTTTAGCAAGTTGAATCCATTCGCCAGATGCATAAGCCATTACTGATCTATCATCAGAATTCTTTTCAATTTCAGTAATTACATAAGGAACGATACGACCATCACGCACTTCTTTTAATACTAAGTTTTGCTGCATCAGTCTGGATGAATGCCTTGTATTATCAAATACTCGAAACTCTAATGTATCAATGTTATTTTTGATTTCCCAATGTCGTTTATCATCCCAATAATCTTTGGGTTGAATAGATGCTACAATTTGTTCTGTTTTAAAATCAACAACATGCAATTCACCACTTGGCGTTCTCATCTATATCTCTCCCTGTAACTGATTGTAGCTGTAACATCTGGTGGCATAATATCAATACGATTTTCTCCACGAATGATCTTAGGGAATTCACTAAAAATATCTTTAATATTAATTGCATCTTTCCCATTAATCGTAACAAGACTTTTTTCTGTATCAATAATCACTTTGTCTCCTGCATCGAAAATATAAGGTTTTGCATTAGAAGGGACTTTGTTTACCTTCCATATCTTTAAATCATCAAATTGCATTTCGTTAACAGGCTGGTGATTATCCCACTTACAAAGCGCAATCATAACTTGTGCGATTTTTCGGTTTGTCATTGGATTACTGTTGTCAACATCGTTCCATTGTTCAACTAGGGAAGCTCCGTCTATCTCTTTACCATCTATAAATTTAGCTACATATACAGACCATTTCGTCCCTCTTCTAGCAATACGCAAGCGTCCCCGAAATTGATTGAAAGTAGATAAGTAATATCCACTTGTATCTACTAATTTCCGAATGCTATTAGGCGTTCCGCTATTCCCAATTTTCATATGTGCTTTTGTAATTTCTGCCGTTACGTATAAATCATTCATGTTAATGCGAGCTACAAGATTACTTGCCTCATCCAATAAGAGAACTTCACAACGACCCATTTCTTCAATATTTTTGGATTTTAAAGTCATCCATACCTCCATTTCAAAATCTTGTAATGGACCGCCTGGAATACTTTTCTTAGCTATGGCACCGTAAAATCCTTTCCCCTCTCCGTATTCTTCACAATATAGTGCGTAACCGCCCCTTGATTTAAAACTACCTGTCCCCTTCATATCGTCAAATTGTCCAGTAACAGGAGTCCAGCCTATAGGCGAAGCCATTTCATCCCATAACACACGCTCACGCTCTTGTACCGTGGTTTCCTCCACAGTTAGGGGATAACCAATACGGAAATAGTTTCGTTCTAAAGGATATTTACCAAACCATACATCTAAAAAAGTGCTTGGTTTTTTTACAGTCATTTCAATTAACGCCGGTGCTTCTACACTTCCTTTATTCGTGAATGCTGAAGTAATTTCAGTGGACCAACTTTGAGTGAATGTGTGAGTTTTCACTTTCCCTAGCTTATAAGGAATTGGACAAATAAATTTTATTGTGCCGATTCCAAGTGTTACAAATTCATCTGGATCAAAGCTATCATCCACAACAGCTAAATATGTTCTGTTTGGTTCTACATCGAAAATAAGTTCTGCCGGTTGCTCTGTAATTAACCAATCTGCAATTTCTTCTTTTATGATTTCTAAATCGGATCCATCTGGAACGATAATTCCTACAGGAATAGATAAAACACGCATTTCCGTTTGTGTATTTAATAATCTTGCACCTGGATATCCAGGAACACTTAAAAAATTCCTTTTTAACGGCGCCCAAGCTGGTCTTTTCCATCCTTTTGCAATTTGAATAAAGTTTTTGCGTTCCTTGTTAAATGTAAAAGAACTCACTTTAACACCCCATTTCTTTATAAAATAAAAGAAACCCAAACTTAAAAGTCCGAGTTTCTTTTTGCTTCTCTTTCTTGATATTGAGTTGTATAGCGATAAGTACCGCGTGCCACGTCTCGCCCATCTAAAACAACAGGAACTTCAACTACTAAGTCCCCTCCCTGCATTGGTACTCTATTATCAATAGATGATCTAGGAGAGTAATTGAACACTTGATTTGCGACGCTGTTTGTCATAGCTTGTCTACTATTTGACATATTTCCATATACACCACTCATAACAGTCTTTAGACCTGACAACTGGTTCATAGAACTAGCCATCATACGACTCATATCCCCCATCAATTGATTCATTGTTCCTGTTATACCAAGTGATTTTTCTTTTGATGATAAAGGTGTAACCGTAATTGAATTCCCTTTCTTAGTAAACAATTCTGGTCCAGCTTCTCCTGTAATAAATGAACCATCCCCTACAGGCTTTCCACCCTTGGCAAGCATTGGTACGTACGGAATCGTAGGTGCGCTCACACCAGGGATTCTATTTAATAATTGTGCTGGTGTATTAAATGCATAAATGAATTTATTTATCATATAAATAAGTCCGTTGATAGCTGCTTTTATACCACTTTTAATTCCACTCCACACAGCGAGTATAGCTGATTGCATACCTTGGAACGCGCCAATAACAGCCCTTGTTACCCAGTTTACAGGCGTCATAATCGCATCTGTCAATCCACTCCATATTGATGCTGCTGTATATCTAATCCCATCCCAAATACTCGCAAGAGTAGATTTAATGCCATTCCATACGCTGACGCTTGCACTACTAATCATGTTCCAAACTGTTGAAATAGCTTCTTTGATGTTATTAAAAATAGCCCTTGCCATAGAAACGATTGAATTCCATAAACTAGATAAGTAGTTTGTTACAGTGTTCCATACCGTACTTGTAGTAGAACTAATCGTATTCCATGTATTTATAATCCATCCTTTTATCGAATTAAAAATTGGTACCACAAATGCAACTATTCCGTTCCAGCATGATTGCAAGAAATTCTTAATTGCATTCCATACATTTACTGTTGTTGTACTGATTGTATTCCACACCGCAATGATCCAAGACTTAATTTGTTCAAAAATCGGCACAACAAATGCTACAAGCCCATTCCAACAGGAAACTAAGAAATTCTTAATCGTTTCCCATACAAAACTTGTAGTAGAACTAATCGTATTCCAACATTCAGTAATATAATTCTTGATACTTTCAAATATTGGAGTAGCAAAGTATAGAATTGCTGTCCAAATCGCTTGTAAGTATTGGGTAATAAAGTTCCATACAGTTTGAATCACTGTGGAAATGCCATTCCAGATCATAGAAAAGAAATTAGCAATCCCTTGTAAAATAGGAGTTAAAAAGGCAACTAAACCATTCCATGTCTCTTGGAAGAACGTTGAAATTGAAGTCCATACCTCAGTGAAGAAGGTTGCTATTCCTTGTAAGACAGAAGTAAGATATTCTACAATTTCATTCCAAATTTCCATACAGAAATTAAATATAGAAGTCCAAATACCAATGTACGCTTCTAAAATTGTGGTTCCCCAGGTTACAACAAACTCAACTATTCCATTCCATAAGCCTATTAAGAATTCCTTAATTGAGTTCCAGACTTCCGATGTAGATTCACTAATACTATTCCAAGTATCACCTGCCCATTGTACTATGCTATCCCATATTCCTACTAAGAACTCTCCAATTGAATTCCAGGTATCAATAGTCCATTTCGTTATAGAATCCCAATTTTGATAAATAGCTACAGCTAAAGCAACCACTGCCGCTACAACAATCGCAATTAGTGCTACCCATCCCATCATTGCCGCCCCTATGGTCGATATGACAACAACTATTGGGGCTAACGCCATAAATGCTCCTGAAATTACACCTATAGCTACTGCTATAGCTGCTAATGTAGCTGCTAACTTTGGGTTATTAGAAATCCAATCCGCAATTTTAGCAACAACATCAGCTATAACTCCAAGAACAGGTTTGAGAGCCATTTGTAAATCTTGCATTGCTTTTTGGAATTTAACTGCTGGGTTTGCATCCATTTTCTTAATGGAATCATTCAATTTATCCTGTTGTTTTCCAAAATCAACTGTTTTCTCTTTTGCACCTAGTAAAGTATTTATGATGTTTTGCCCTTGATCTTCATACATCGTACCAAAAAATTTAACACCTAATTCATTCCGTTTTGTTTCATCATCAACTTCTGATAAAGCTTGTGCAATTTCAGTCATAGCCATTGAACCTGCTTTACCACCGTTAGCTACAGCTTTCCCCCATACTTCAACTTGTTCTGCTGAAATTTTTGTACCTTCAAGAGCTTCTGTCATAGCTTTATCGACACCTTGACCGAATTCAGCCGCTTTAATACGACCTTCTTTCAATCCGTCCAAAAGATTATCAATATTCCAGGTTCCAGTTTCAACGCCAGCTTCCATAATAGCTTGTACTTCTTCAGCGTTATACCCCGCTCGTGTCAGTTGCCCACCATATTCGGCGATAATATCTAATTGTTCTGGTGGGAATCCTATTCTAAGTAAAGCATCAGCCATACCAAGAGCCCCATCTTGTGAAATCCCTAACTCATTTCCAATTTCATTTGTTTCTTGGATTAGTTCAGTAAAATCTATCCCTTCATAAGATTGAGAAATTGCCGCTGCACCTTTTACGATTGCTGCATTCGCTTCATCACTTACGTCTTTATTTAAAGCCCATTGTCTTCGTACACCTGCAAGAGATTCCTCAGCATCTAATCCATAAGCGGAAATACCTCTTACAGCTTCTTCAACTGATTTTTTTGATGACTCTGGAACATCAAAAGCGATATCAATCTTTGTTTGTAGCTTTGACATATCCATCGATTTTTCAATCGCGGCTGCAATTCCGCTACCTGCCGCCATTCCACCAATGACATTTTCTAACCCTATTTTTAGACCTTCAAACTTCTTCTCCGTTCTTCCTGCTTCTTGCTGTAAGTCCCTTAATTCATTTCGTACTTGTTGAATAGAATTACCAGAATCTACAGATCGTAGCGCTCGCTGTAATTTTTCAATGTCGCCTTCCGCTCCTAACGCCTCACGACCAATAAGACCAATCGCTTGGTCTAATTGTCTACTTGTTGCTGTGCCGCTTTTAATTGCATTCACAAGACGATTCCCTAATGCTCCTGCAAAATCATCAACACTTTTCCCAGTTGCGCTAAACAATGTTTCTAATTGCCTTGTGGAACTTGCTACATTATCTTGTTCAGCCTTCATGTTTCCAAGCTTATTTTTCAGACCATTAAGAGACCCTTCTGTAAATTCAATCTCACGCCTAAAAGCGCGATATTGTTCTTCAGAAATTTTACCGTTTTGAAATTGGGCTTGTACCTGTTGTTCCGCTGCCTTTAATTTATCTAATTTCTGCGTTGTATTTTCTATTTGTTGTGTGAGTAACTGTTGTTTTTGCGCTAATGCTTCCACATTACCAGGATCAAACTTTAGTAACCGTTCAACATCTTTCAACTCTTTTGTTAAATCATTACTACGTTTATTTACGTCTTTTAAAGCATTTTGAAGACCTGTGGTTTCGCCACCAATTTCAATCGTAATACCTTTAATTCTTCCTGCCATTTTCTCACCCCTTTCTTAGAATGAATCAAAGTCTTTTTGATTTGCTTTTCTAACTTTTTCTTTGTCTGGATTCTCCATTTCGGCGAATTCAGCAATGTAGTCAAAGCAATCACCAATTGTCATATCTTCTAAATCCCAACTTGTTAGTTTCGCTTTATAACAAAGAGCAAGGAACGTATCAGTGGTTAATTCTTCATCACTGAAAGCCCCTTGCTCTCCATTACTTTTCTTTATTTTTTTTTTGCGCCCATCGTACTTTGAATCATATCCATAATTTCTGGAAGAATCTCAGAAATAGGGAACTCATCAAAACCATCTAACCATGTAATTGGATCAGCAATTTCTGAATTTGCTGCTTTCGCATATAACCAAACTAGATCATAAACAACCTCAAAATCTACTTTACTTAAATCTGCATTCGATAAATCAATAGTAGCGCCAGCTTGAGGATTTGAAGGAGCAATAACTCCTAATTTGAACATATCTGCAAATAAATCACGTCTAAATTGTGCTTTATATTTTTTAACTGTTGCCGCTGTACTTTTCAATCTGACTTGTTTTCCGTCTATTGTAATTGTCTTTTCCATTTACTATTACGCTCCTTTTGGTAATGCCGGTACTTTTGTATAAACTTTTTTGTACCAATTATCATAAATTTCTTGTTTTGATTTAGTTGTAGTTTTTGTTTTAACCATACGTTTTCCATTAATATCCATAGGACTTGATACAAATTTAAGCTCATTTGTATTTGGCTCTGCTGAATTAGTTTTCGTTTTAGATGCCAGCGTTGGACGACTCGCTGCACAGTTAAACATAACGTGTCGTGTCGCTCGTACATCTCCGTCAAATTCGAATAACAACGCAAATGGTTTTCCCTTCGCGTCAGCTAATTCGTTTAACACGCCATCTCCTTCGTCTAATTCCTCTCCTAATGCATCGATTGCAAATTGTTCTGGAATAGTCGCAATGGATAGCGTTCCATCATAGCCTTGGTTATTACTTGCTGCATAGTAAAGCATGTCATCAGCGTAAAATTCAATTAAATCCCCTCGTGGATCAAACGTTAATTCAACTGCACCTGGTAATCGAATCGGTGTACTAAAGGTAACTACACCATCTTTAATGTCATAAAGTGCATAGTGGACGTTTTTCAGTCCAAAGGCTACTTTGTTTTCATTCATTTATATCAACCTCGTTTCGTATATTTTTTGATACATTTTTTCAGATTCAATAAAAGTCCCATACGAGTCATAAGGAATCTCATGATCGTCTAGGACTTTTTCAAGTTTTGCTTCTGCAACTAAATCTTTTTTAGTTGTGTAAAGCTCAATATTTGCATCGTCTATCTTGTGATAAACCTTGTTATCAGCCATTAAATTTGCTGATCCATCCACAAGGATACAAATATAAGGTGGCGCTGGTACTGACTTACCTGGCGTTGCTATGAAATGCGAATAAGCCACAGGATAACCTGTAGCTTCAAGAATTTTTGTTAGTTCACCTAATGTCATTATTCTAGCGCCCTTTCAACCCGTCTTGGTAATTCATTAATTACATACTCTTCAACCGGACGAATATGCACTTGAGCCGGAACACGTCCACCACCAGCCTTTGCATGACCATTTTCCAACAGATGCGTTAGTTGTCCTTTTGTATTGTGGACGACAACGCTATTACCTTCTTTTTTCTTACGCCACCCTTTACGATAAGCACCTGTTTTTTTAGGGCCACTTTGTCTTAATTTACTTACAGCAACATCAGCAACTTCTTCTTGCGCTGTTAACAATTCTTCTTCCACAACATTCGCATATCTTTGTAATTCTCTAGCAAGTTCACTCGCAAAATCGTTCATATTAAACATGCTCCTTTGCGATAATAGTCAATGTTTGATACATTTCATCATCATTCATTGGCGGTTCGATAATATCAAAGATACGATTCTTCATTTTAATTCGCATTAATTCTGTAATACCTGTTGTATAAGGAATAACAAACCGATAAATTCGTGTGGACTGTGAAGCCGAAGCTTCAATATACTCCGAACCTTTTACCGTTTTTATCATCGCCCAAGCTTTTTTTACTTCTTGCCAATTACCTGTTTCGACTTCTTGATTCAAATCATCTTTTATTACTTCAGGTTGCTCAATGATAATTCGATTTCTACAATCACCTGTATTCAGTGGTTTCTTGTACTGAAAAGGACGCATATTAATCACCGTCCAACTTAATTTCTTCTAAAGCTTTTGTAATACCAAAACTATTAATTTCGGTTAAAAAATTCTTAGTAAAATATTCAAGCGCATCATTATAAACATAGCGAGAACGCTCAAAAACTAATTCTTTGAACGTCTCATCTTTGTTTATGTCATATGCCCCACAATCTTTTATTAAAGCTTTATTGGATGCAAAAAGGATGCGTCTTAGGTTATCATCTTCATCATCACCTAAGTGCATCCTATCTTTGAATTGCTGTAATATTTCATTTGAAATTATTGTTTCCATTCACATCATCCTTGTGTTGGTGGCGTTACTTCTTCAAGTTTCAATGTATAAACTTGTGAAGTGTATTTATCCTTTGGTTTACCTGTAGCATATTGTTTAGCAATATAAACTGTCGCATCTTCTAAAGCTAGTGTTTCTTCATATTTTTTGATTGGCTCTGTTCCACCCATCGCTGCAATGTATTCCCCTTTAACAAAGAACACCACTTGTCCTTGAGGTACAAATACAGATTCTGTTGGGATTGGGTTAAAAGGTAAGCTCGTTACATATACACCTGCCGCATTTTGAATTGTAGCATTTGCTTGAATGTCAAAAGTATCGAATGGATTTGTTACCATAACTACTTTACCAGCAATATTTTTTGGTCGATCTGCATCTGTTTTACCATCAGGATTTAATTTTTTAGCCAATAATTTGACCACGCCTTTTAATTCATTAATTGTTTTGCGACCTGGTTCAAACGTTAAAGTCCCAGCAACTTTTTTGTCTGGATATACTCCATTCGTGACACTTCCGCTAGGGTCTTTCAATAATCCAATAGGTTCATTTTTACCCGTACCAGCTACAAAACCACGCTCTAACCCTACTGACATTGCTTCCATAATCATAGTACGAACATATCGTTCCACCCATACTGGACCAAGCTTCAACATATCATTCGCTAATGGAATAAATGCTGTTAATTTCAGTTGAGTAATTGATTCTTTTCGGAATGTAGCATTTAATTGCCCTTTAATATCACCAAATAACGGTCCCCATACAGCTGCACCCTCTGGATCTCCATAAATAAATTCTGTCACGGCTCCTAAATTCTCTAAGCCGATATGCTCTAGCAACGGATGACCTTGAACTAAATCATCAAAAATTCTCTCTTGTGTTGTTTTAGGTAAAGTCTCAGTAGATTTAAACCCACCATCTTCCACAACTGCATTAAAGAATTTCATTTCTTCACTTGTTAGTACATTAGCACCGCGAGATTGCATAATAGAACGATCTACCATTGATTCATTCACTTGATTTAAAATATCTGAACGAACATCTGTAGCAAGTGCTTCAATCATGGAATTTAACGCTGCTGATTGTTCTTCTGCTGTACCTTCCTGTGTTGCTTTCGCAAAAGCCAGTTTCTTCTCTTCGAAATTATTAAACTTAATAACCATATTTTATTTTCCTCCTAAAGTTAAAAAGAGCGTACTCAAATTCTGTTTGGTATTAACAGGTTCTTGAATAGGCTCTTTTGGATTTTGATTATTTGGTTGTTTCATATACTTAGCTACTAAATCTTCTTTAAAATTTTCTACAACTTCCACTTCTTCATCTTCTTGCGTATCATCAATTTCAATTTCATCAGCAATTTCATCAGCTAAACCAAGAGCAACTGCTTCCTCTGCGGTTAGCCAAGTTTCATCTTTTAAAAGTTGTTTTAATTCTTCGTCTGTTCCAACAAAACGTTTCTTATAAGATGCTGCTAAAGCTGAATCGATCTTTCGTAAATCTCGTGCTGTTTTTTCAAATAAATCTGCATTTCCATATTCAAAGGTACTTGCTTGATGAATCATCATCATAGTATTACTAGGCATAATGATCTTATCACCTGCCATTGCAATTACAGACGCGGCACTAGCTGCCCAACCATCAATATGAACTATAATTTCCGCACTATGCTGCTTTAACTGATTACAAATTGCTACACCGTCAAATGCGGAACCTCCACCCGAATTAATATGAACGTGAATTTTTTCTGCTTTAACATCTTGAATTTTTCTTCTTACTACTTCAGCATTATTTTCACTAAACCATCCACCAATTGACCCATAAACAGTTAATTTGTATTCATTTTCACCTTTAGATTCAAAACGAATATCTCGTTTTAAATTTAAAAGCTTATTCATATTCACATGTTCCATTATTTCTCACCTCCTTCAGATTCATTTAATTTTGTATAGTTCTTCGTAATATGATGGATATTTAGATTCGGATCATCCGACTCCTCATAATCTACTTCTGTACGAATTTCATTTCCTGTAAATGCACTTGAAGAAATAAGTTTATCAATACTTGTCGCAAGATCAAATATACTTTGATAGGAAACAGCCTTAACCTCAATTTTTCGTCCTAAAAGATATTCACTCATTTCAAAGAATTTAACATTCGCTTCATCAGATAGCTTTTTTAATAATGGTCGTACTGTGAAAAGCATATAATTTTTCGTTTGCTTTTCTACATCAGCCATTTCTCCATATATCAGAGCTATAGGAATACCAATTGCCATAGCTACTTGATTCAAGAAACCATTTGTTACTTTATTGATTTCTTCCACACTTGGCCCATTTGCAACTCCATTGTATATCTCGTTGTAATTAATACCTTTTTGCTGTGGAACAATAGCTATATCTTTTGAACCAATTGACTTATACATATTGTCTATAAACTCTTGTAGCTTTGCTATTTGTTCCTCAGTTTTAGCACCAATCATATCCATATCAACAGTGCCACGAACTTGATTTTTACGTTTCTGTGAGTTTAGTATCCTACCAAATAAATCACCGTAATCTGCAAACAATCCATCAATAAGTGGAGATAATTTATCATTGCGATACTTCAAATGAATAACTTCGCTTTGCTTAAAACTTCTCTTAAACGTATAATCTTTTACCCTTACATCAGTAAAAGTATCTTCAAACACAGCATACTCATTATGTTGAAATCCATCTGCAATAAGTAAATCACCATCATCTGCTTGTATGACTAAACACTCATTATCATAAATAAGTTTGCGAACAAACCTTTCCCAAAAGGTACTTGCGGTCATATTCTTGTTTGGTCTTACATTTAATCGATAATAAAGCTCATCCTTCTTAAATGCTTTACCATTTCTTACTCTAAATTCAGATTGACTAATTGTCCTTCCTAAAAATGATACGCATGTATCAATCGCCAATCGTTTCATATGAAGCCTGTTTGCTGTATCAGTTATTACATCCAAATCCAACATGAATTCTAGTTCTTTATTTCTTTTAAATACTGAACCTAACCATCCAATGGTCATCACCCCCTTTATTAGAATTTAATATTACCTATCACAAAGTCAGTTGCTTCTTGTATCTCATCTGCCCGATATAGAGCATGAACAAAACATTGGAACCCATCTGTTTTTCTACGAACAGGCTCTTTCTTTTCATATATTTTATTCCCATCACCTTTGATAACAACCAATACATTTTGTGTATACCAACGCATTAGCGGATTATCGTCAAACACAATTTGTTTATTTGCAAATGCCATTTCAATACGTGGAGCCAATAAACTATGGATTGCTTTTGGATTTCGTATTACTTCTATTTCAAACCCTTCTGCTACTAATAATGGTCTTATCGCTTCCATTCTGAAGTTATCAGCTATAATCTTTTTAATTCCATATTGTTCTCGCATTTCTACAAACCAATCAACAATGTGTTGAGGATTAATAGTTGGTTCATCCACAACTGTTAGTAGACCTTGTTCTTCCCACTCTTTTATAGGGGCAAATTTCTGTTTTTTAAATTCGCCAGCTTTTTTTGAATAACCATAATAAATATCAACAAATTCTTTACGTACAAAGGAATGAGTTTTAAAAATGTACTCACCATTTTGTCTAAACAAAAGACCACATGCTGCGAAATCTCGAATACTCGCAAAGTCTAACGCCCCTATGCATTCTTGAGCATATAAATCAGGGAATGGACGGTTTGTAGCAAGAATTTCTGACCATTTTGCAACAGATCTTTCTAAATTTGTAACAGGTAAATTCATTCGCTTTGTCATGAACTCTTCTCGGTTACTTGGATCGTCCTCTAAATCCTCATACTCTTCTTTTATTGTTTCAAGTAAGCCTTCAGCATACTCACTTAACGGCTGAGATAACATTGGATTCGCCATTTCCCAATTATCGATGTCGTCAACTTCCTTTTCATCATTTAATTTACAAATGAAAGGGAACAGCGCATTCGGACGGGCTTCACCATTTAAAACTTTCATCGCCTTTTCTTTTAATTTATCTAAAAATCCATCTCTTACATATCCATCTGTACCTATGTAAAACTCACGTGGATTTTTCTTTTTTCCCAAACCGCTGATGTGGACGCGGACATCTTTATTGCTTTCATATTGATGGACTTCATCAAACATTACAGCACCATCACGAAGACCATCTTTTGTGTCTCCGTTTGATGTTCTAAACTTCACTACACTTCCAGTCGATTTGGAAATGGTTTGCGTTAATGTTGTTTTAAAAGCTCTTTGTAAAACTTCATTCCTTTTAACACATTTATGAATTTCATCTGGGCTTGTTTTCGCTTGCTCTTCACTGTTTGCAACAACGGAAATGTTATATTCAGGAATACCATGTAATTCACTTATTAGAAAGTGAAGAATAACTGTCATTAAACCATTTTTACCGCCGCCGCGGCCAAGCATCCATAAGAATTTCCGATAAAATACACGACCATTTTTCTTATAAAATAAAAAGACGAATGCTATTAAGAATTTTTGAAATGATTGCAATGGAAAGTACCACTTTTCACCAAAGCGAATACACTTCTCAATCATTTCATCATCAAAATACAAGTCGTCTCTGTTTAAAACGTATTTTTCCAGGTATTCAATTAACAGTTCTCTTTCTTTATTGAACTTTATTTTTCCACTTCTATAAAGTGCAATGTATTCATCTACATATTTTTGCCTAATCATACTAAATCACTTGAGTCATATCCCGAATTAGAAGCACCAACTTTAGGAGTAAGTTTTATATCTCTTCCCAAAGCAATTAATGAACTGTTAATTTTATTCCTCTCACTTATAAGAGGGTGGGCTTTAACAAAAACTTGAGAACCGTTTTTTATCGTTACGGACTCGCCTTCTTTATTAATAGTTTTATTTATTTTTCTAAATGCTTTTACAAGATCAATATATCTTTCTACCTTTTCAACTTCAACTAAATCTGTAATATCAATGCTATTCATGAGCTGTTCTTTTAACCTCACAATACTAACAGCCATCTACCCACCCCCCTTACGTGCGTAAAATCGAAAAAAACCTGACAGTTAACCCCCTCCTCCGGTGCCCCTTAGAGCATTTTTTGATGAAATTTTTTAAGGGGGGGACTGTTATTGTTGATTCTTTTTTACCACTTTTCATCGTGTTCCCATTTGTTGATTTTCTTTTCGAATACTCTACCGTGTTCTTTATTATGGCAATCTACACAGACTGTTTCGAGATTGTCTTTATCTAATGCAAGCTCAGGATGATGTTCAAGTTCTTTGATATGATGGACAACGAGTTGAATCTTCTTACGCTTCGCACTCTCACTGTACTCATTGGTATCTGTTTGTACTCGACCATTGCGTTTACACTCTTGGCACTCATAGTTGTCACGCTTCTTTACTTGTTCACGTAACTGTTTCCACTCACCACTGTCATAGAACTTACGCTTCTGTTGTTTGGTTTTATATTCTTTCATCATTCGTCACTAAGAATTCATCCATTGTCTTACCAAGCAAACTAACCATCGCTTCTCTCTTTTGCTTTGGTGTTGTGTTATCTTCTAACTCATTAAAGATTGGAATCGCACCTTCTAACTTCTGTTTATCGATACGCTCATTCACAAGATCCTGTCCTAACATGGCAATGAATGTACCAATTGCAACCGCTTGTTCTTGTTTAGTTAGTTTCATTACTCATCATCCTTTTCAATTAAATGCTCAAGACCTTTTAATGCTTCTTTACCATTCACATATATCGTTACATTTTTCAAAATAGAAATACAGTCATCTTTCATCCTCCTCCAAAATAAAAAGCACCCGAATGGATGCTTTTCTTTCAATTATTCATTTATGTTTCAATTGCGGTACGTGAAGTTTTATTCTTCTTCCAATCACCTAATGCTGTTACATTCATATGCGCCAACATTATTAAGTAACTGGAAGAAGAGCAAAAGCCCCTCTCCGTTTACAAAACAGATTTGACTTTGGAATTGAAAACAAGAAACAACATCTCATTCAATCCTCAACCATCACCCATAGTCTAACGATCCATTTGAATTATAAAGGAATGTGAGAAATGTTTTCCGCCACTTCTCACAATACAAATATATCACGTTGATTCCAAAACAACCGGCACATTTACTGCCAAAAAGCGGTCACGACTCTGCCACATTTTTAACTTTCAATAACTCCCAGTAACTTTCTAAATTCCCCTTCCAGATTTCCTTTTAATTTCGGAACATCCTTCTCAATACGATTCCAATTCTTAATCCATATTTGTGTCTGTTGCTCACTAACTTTACTCCCTGGGCCTGATTCAATTAAATTTAATTCGTATACCCCAGTATCAATTAATGTCCCTCTAATTTCCTTTTCTATTTTATCAATCAGCTCACAAACATCTTCATTAAAATATATTCTGTTCACGCTATAAAAACTTATAAAATCCTCATAGCTCATTAATGCTTCATCCGCTTTTTCTTTCATACTTTTTTCCCCTGCCGCTCGAAAAAGCTTTGTTAAATTAATCATTTTATTTTCTAAATCGACAAATTTAGAATATAAAACCTTTATTGTCTCTGCTCTATTCTCATGTAACTTATTAAATATAATATGATGTTTATTTTCTAATTTTTGCAATTCAGATTTATGTTCATCTATCTGTCTCGTTAAAATCGTTTTATGATCTTCTAATTGTTTATTTACCATCAACTGATTTTCAGATATCTGTTTATTTAAAGCCGTTTTATGATCTTCTAATTGTTTATTTAAAACATGAGCAAATAATGTTTTAAATAGGTAACCGATTATCCCCGTTAGCGCTGCGGTGCCTACAGTAAATATCCCTAAACTTTGAATCCATTTTAACCCCTCTTCTACTGCTGAATACCAATTCATTTCTCTCACTCCATTACTCTATGAAATATATAACTAATAACATATTACATTTTTTACAATCTTATATCTAGTTACCCATATCTTATATTTTGTGTAACTAAGCCAAATGCTACAGCCTTTGATATTCATAGCTTCATAACACTTCCTCTTTTGAGTTACACAACATAATAAAAATGAGTAACTGTATAGAATGGGGTAGAATAACATGGGCACCAATTTAAAGTTTTAATGTAATCCCAAAATAAAAATCCACTGCATTTAATTAATTTAAATAGTCAGTGGATTTTTATTTTTAGCAGGATTTTATTTTATTAGCTTGATAGTGATGAAATACAGCCAGAATTTCAACCTAAAAAGTTGGATTCCTATAGGTTAAATAAAATGAACAAAGTCTTTTACACTCTCTTCTTTAAGAACGTTTCCATAATATCCTTCCTGAACCTTTCATAATCAAACTGAAAAGCTACATTATGCGTTTTATAGCCTGGATTAGTAACAAAACGAAAGTCTGCAATGCTTTGACCAAACCCTTCTCCTTGATCAGGAATTACTTTAATGGGTACTCTCGAAAGGCTAACAGCCTCTCTATTTAGCAAATACCATACTGTTACAAAATCATGCATAGGACTTCCACTTATACCTGGATTAGACTTGGAGTAAAAATTATAATAATAATCTAACATAGGTTTAATGATGAGCCCTGCAAGATCCTGTGTATTCCCATGAAATGCATCGATTTGCTGGACCATTTCGGGTGTAACAATCGCATGTTGGGTCACATTTAAAGGAATAATTGTCAAGTTCTTTGCATGTTGCAGAATTAAGTTTGCTGCATAAGGGTCTGCGTAAAAATTAGCTTCAGCCACAGCAGTTACGTTACCTGGATAGAAAAAAGCTCCCCCCATGCAAATGCATTCTCTTACATTTCGCATTGTTTCTAAATTCAATACAAAAGTCGTAGCTAGCGAAGAAAGTCTTCCTAAATTGATGATTGTAAGATCTTCTAAATTTGATTCTATAATCTGATAAATATCATTTAAAGGATAAACTGGATATGAAATTTCAGGTGGAATAATAGGTCCTAATCCAACTTTTCCGTGTACCTCAGGGAAATACTGAATCAATATACCTGTCAACGGTACAGAAGCACCAAGGAATACAGGTATTTCTTCTCTTCCCGCAATGTACTTTAAATAGTTAATATTTCTTATTACATTTTCTCTTGATACATTTCCATAATCGGCCACGATTCCTACAAGTTGAATGTCTTTACGAAAAAAGGTGTACAGTATAGCAAACGCATCATCAATCCCTAAATCTGTAAACAGGAGAACCTTTTTTTGCATATCTCTTCCTCCAAAATTTATAGAATTCTACTTTCACCAATGATGTAATGATTAGACTACGCTTGTACATATATTTTTTATGTATTCTTAAAGAGTGGATTCTATTCACTTGAAATAGCTTTGCTCATCTAAATTTGATTTTATGTTCAAGCATAAGTTTCTGTTCTTAAGTCAATAAGCATGTGTTGCTATCCTTGAACAAAAAATCAATGATTAGATTTTAAACCTAGTCATTGCTTTATCCATTGCATCTTGGTTTACTCCTATATACCTTAACGTTACTCGTTCACTTGAATGATTGAATATCTCCATCAGCAAAGCTATGTTCTTTGTCTGCATGTACATATGATATCCAAATGTCTTACGTAATGTATGTGTCCCAATCTCTTCTAAATCAAACTTTGCTGCTGTAGTACTAAGTATTTTATATGCCATGCTTCTTCCGATTGGTCGATTCTTTCCTTGTCTGCTCTTAATTAAATACTCATAATCTTCCATATCTTCAATGTACCACTTTAACTCTCTTCTTAATGCGGCAGTAATCTGAATACGTTTCTGCTTACCTGTCTTCATTTCACGTATTGAGATATGGCTTCCCTTTAAGTCACCAACCTTCAGTTTTAGAATATCACTAATACGTAAACCTGTATTAATTCCCATTACAAACAAGATATAATTACGTTCACTCTTTTCTTTTAAATACTCTTTAATTTGTTGTATTTTCTCTGGATCACGTATTGGTTGAACGAAATTCATTATTCATTACCTCCCGTTTCTTCTGTCTCGTAAACTTCTAACCCAAGTGCAAAAGCAAGTTTATAAAACGCTTTAGACTTCCAACGTCGATAGGTACGCTCTGACATCCCTATTTCGTTATAAACCATGTAATCACATACGTCCTCTTCTTCTAAATAACGTTTATAAATAATATCTCTTTGAATGCTTCCTGCACGTCCGTTCCCTAATCGATTTAGAAACTGATCAATACGTACTGACATTCTTTCAAGCCACTCTTCTCTTTTGCTTTGCTGAATATTTGCTATAGCAACATCTTCTAATGGCTTACCAACTGTATGTGTAGGACCATGCTCACGTATTTCATAAGAAGGAGTGACTTTCATTTCTTTACGCATCATCCCAAATTGTCTATGTATACGTACACTTTCCAACACACCTTCTAATTCCTCCTGTGTCGCTGTTCTATCGATTTTTGGTAAGAAAGATAATTGTTTAGTCATGTAAGACCACTCCTTTTTATTTTTAAATTACTTTTGTCTTAAAGCTCCGCGTCTACGTTCATAACGTGGACCATGAATACCCATTAAACCTTCAATGTCACGAGTGCTTAACTTCTCTTTTCGTTTCTTCTTAGTTTTCTTTTTTGTTTGATTCGATCGCTTTTTCCACTCACGTAATTGATCTTTTAATACCTTCATATTTTCCCATCTCCCTTTTCAAAATAAAAAGGACACCTATTCCTAAAACAGCTTTAATTGCTGCTTTAATGAATTGGTGTCCTCTAGTTTTCTAGCCGGACTATATTCTGTTTGCTTTACTTTAAAATGCCAGCTTGTACAAAGATGTTTCTCCAAGCTTTATTAACTTGATACTTCTCCACTTCTTTTGTGCGACGAGCAATTGCTTTTCTAATTTTTCTTTTCTTCAAAGGTTTCATTCTGCTAACCTCACTTTCTATTCCATTTGTCCTTTGCACTCTTCAAGAAAATCAATAATTTCCTGAACATGCTCCCTCGTTGTCATACTCTCCATCACGTATCCTGCATCGTTATAAACATTAACCTTACTTCCTGTGAACTCCATTCCGCACATTCCGTCCTCACCTAATAGTTTTACATTACCTTCCATTCTTTTAACCTCACTTTCTATATTTATCTTTAGGCCACAACCATTCACAAGTATGATTGTAGTTAGTCAATGCGGTTGTTTTTCTACCTTGCAAGTAATGAGGATTATTTGCGTTACCACAAGACCACGTTACCCCTAAGATTCTCTTTGTGTTACCCCAATACATACAGTTCTCACATTGTAATTTCACATTATCTTTTGTCATGTAGTGACCCATGGTAATTCCTCACTTTCTATTAAAAGGATTATTTTGTTCGAAAATTCATTCTAATTTATAAACACTATCTTTCCCTTATATTTTCCATTAAAATTTAATAGAAATATTCCAATAACAGAGGAGCAACCTATGAAGCATAATATAAATTTATGGTCCTTTATTTTTTCATTCGTTTGCATTGCTTTTTTTCTTTTATATCTTGAAGTATGCACGCCTGAAATGAATGCATCTTTTATAAATATCGTTTATTTTCACCCTTTATTTTTCGTACTCATTTTTTCAATAGGAACTTTTTTTGCTGGTATTATAGGATTCTCTAAGGTAGATAATTGGATAGCAATGCTTAGAAGCATAGTAACAGTTCTACTAACATTATTATTATCAGTGTTTTTAACACTAACTTTGATTGTTGGCTATGCATTAAGTTAAACTTATTTCTCCACGAATAAAAATTCAATATTCCGTCAATACTGTAGACAACCCATTTCTAACCATATTCCATGAATAGAGCAGTTAGCTTTTGCTAGCTGCTCTTTGTTTTTCTTCCTGTCTCTTTAGGAATTTTTTCGCTTTCTTAATAGCCTCTGCTCTTGTTTGACCTTCAGCAATGCCTTTTAATCCAGTGTCATCCTTAATGCACAACATCTTCTTCTTGCCATTATCCATAACAACCTCAACATGCGAATAATAAGCACTGTGTAATGTATCGTCTTCAAGAAGAAAACTCATAAATTCCGCACCGACTTTACCTGTAAACTCTTTAACCTTCCTCATATCCATTCCCCTTTTCTACAAAATGAAATTTTTTCTCAATATATAGAGCCTTGAATTTCAAGTTACAATCAGGTAATATATGAACAAAGAGTAAGGTAAGAGTTACTCTTTGCCATTTTAGAAAAGGGCCTGCTATTTATAGCGGGTCCTTTTTGTCAAACTACAACTAAAATAGCCTTTTCATTCAAATTAATCAAAATAACAGTTGGACACATTTACCAGTATTTTCACCAAAAATTTCATGATATGGTTAATTAGTCGAGTACGTCATTACTTGACATTTACCCTTAGAAACCTCGTGAATAATCGGGGTTTCCTTTTTTGTATCCAATGTTCATAAAACAAAATAAATCGTTCACCTTTTAATCCAACAAGCATATACTTGTTGTATCCACGATTTTTACTAATATAATTCCAAAATTCTTATCCAGAAGCACAATTTTTTGTGAGCTTTTGGGTATTTTTTTGTAAAATATTTTTTATAATGTATTTATTTCCCAATATTTAAAATCATGTTATTATAATCCCGTGTCATTCTTTTACTTTTAGTCCTAGTCCCCTAGGACCTTTTTTATTTTAAATAAAGATTTTATTTAAACTCGCACCTCCATCAAAAACATACATACAATATTATAGGTATTCTTATTCAACATTAGTTTTGGTCAGAGCGTCTTTCTCTTAAGACGCTCTTTATTTTTTAATGACAGGCACCATAATTCCAAGTAAGGCATACAATATTAAAAATTTACTCATGAAAATCTGATTACGATTTTTTAGATTTTCTATATCTCATAAGACATTCACCTGCCTTGCTAAGGGTGCATATAAAAATGCACTCTTTTTATTTGTTGTTAAATAAAGATTTAATTTAATACTTTCACCTTCAAGCTGGACAAGCATATATTATGGTATGAAGGCATCCACTCATAAAAATCTACCTTTCTTGTCAAAGAGCATGCTTATATGTACGCTCTTTTCTCTTGTTATGAAATACAGATCTTTGTATAAAACTGCACCTCTCTAAAAACTATACATACAATATGGTGTGAACCTTTTTTCTAAATAAGTCTTGGTCATAAAGCGCCTTCCTCACAAGGCGCTCTTTAATTTTTAAATAAGGATTTTGTTAATGAATTTATAAATTTATCACCATTAGGCAAAAGTCACATATATTATTATGGATTGTTGTTCATAATTTTGGGCGGAGCACCCTGGTCAGGTGCTCTTTTTTAATACTGATCAAATAAGAATTTTGTTTGATTTCTTAATGTCTTGGCCTTTTATAAATATTTCCGATAACTTCTAGTACATGCATTTCATTCCATAAGGGAACTGCAGCGGTTCCACTATCAATCCATCAACATCCCTCGAACATCTTTACCTGACCTGTGAAAGTTCTAATTTCTCCAAATACCCACACATTACGCTTGCAAATATCACCATCATAAATTTCTCTTCCTTCAGAATCTTTAATACCTGTGTATTGTTGAAAATGATATATCTCATTCTGAAATGCTGTCATTAACCAATTACCGTGTTCATTACCAATAAAGTTATTCCAATCGATAAAACATTTAGATTCTTTATCCCACGCACGAAACTTAATTTCCGTCACATCTATTCCCCTCCAAAATAACGATTTTGTTTATTTTTCTTCACATTTACAATCATGCAAATCGCCACCACATTCATTACAAACACAATCACAAAACGCTATTTCTTTATCACACTGATTACAATATTCGATTGATGAGTATGTCATTTTATTACCTCCATATTCTTTATCACTAAATACAAATATTGAGTTGTAATTTTAATTTACTTAGTGTTATAATGCGAGAGATCGATAGTTACATTCACTGATCAACCTCATGTAATTTTAATAAAAGTTCTCAAGATTCAGCCCCTAGCCGCGCACCGTTAGGGGCTGAACTCTTTCCAAATAAAAATTTTGTTTTACCTTTGCCAGCTATCTTTCTCTTGTATAAACGCACCTTTTTTACATATCATATTAAAATCCAAATAATCCTCTTTTAGGACGGTACAAATATGAACAAGACATTAAAATACATTTTAATCTTCTTTTGTGCGGTGTTTTATATTGCAATGATTAGCGGTATTATTTATCTAAACTTTGTTCAAGAGCATTTTATTCCTCCAAGCAAGAAATCTAAGATTGAACATAAACATTTATAATTAGGTATAAGGAGCGCTCTCAATTAGCGCTCTTTTTATGTTTAAATTTACTTGAATAAGAACTTTGTTCACTTTTTTGTCACATATATAACTATTTCAATATGTTAAAATATTAGAGTCCTTTTTTTAGTATTTTTTTCAAAAAAGTCCTAGTCCCCTAGGACCTTTTTTATTCTAAATAAGAATTTTGTTAATGAATTTATAAATTTATCACCATTAGGCAAAAGTCACATATATTATTATGGATTGTTATTCATAGTAATGGGCGGAGCACCCTGGTCAGGTGCTCTTTTTTATTTATTAATCAAATAACTATTTTATTAAGTTTTTTATACCAGTAGTAAGTACATCCTTTATTCACTTGTTACTTTTATTTTTCCTGGAAAAATAATAACGTTTGTTTGTATTTTTTATTACTGCCCATTTCCTCTTATTCTGCATTCCTATAAATAGACAACAGCATAGGATAAAAAGTAAATGATAAAATTATGAGAGGAGCTTGGATATGCAACATAATCCACGTTATTATTATCAATCTCAAAGCTCAATGGATAGCATCTGGAATAACAATAATTGGATTTACGCTTGGAATCCTTATTATTACAGTTACAACAATAACGCTTTGGACCACAACCGATATCCTTATTGTGAAAATTTCAGATTAACAGATTATGGAACTAGACCATTTGTATTGAATATTAATCAAGCCACCAAACAAAACAATACTTACCGAACCGCTATCTGGACAGGAAAAAACTTACAAGTAACTTTAATGAGTATTAATGTTGGAGATGACATAGGTTTAGAAGTACACCCTACAACTGATCAATTCATACGTATTGAAGAAGGTCAAGGGCTTGTTCTAATGGGTGATAACAAAGATAAATTAGATTTTCAAGAAATAGCCTATGATGACTATGCAATTATGATACCTGCTGGAAAATGGCATAATGTAATTAATACGGGAAATAAACCACTTAAAATTTACGCTATATACGCCCCCCCAGAGCATCCATATGGTACAGTTCATGAAACAAAAGCGATTGCCATGTCTACTGAACCAAATCGGTATTACTAATAAGAAATTGTCTTAGTCTTAAACAAAATTATCGCTTAAATACTTCAAAACTATAAAAATTTTAAAATAACTCTTAGTCAGAGAGCCCCTTAAAAACCACTCTTTGATTTTTAAATAAAGATTTTATTGAATTCCGGCACCATTAGGTAAAAGTCACATATATTATTTATTGGATTGTTTTTCATAAGTTTTGGCGGAGCACCCTGGTCAGGTGCTCTTTTTTATACCCATTTAGTAAAATTGTTATTACAAATGAATACTAACTTAACAATCAAAACCTCTCTATAAATCGTATACAGTTCCATAAGGGATTATTGAAAAATATATCTCTTCCCCTGAAATTACTGTAGGGGTATAATATCCACTAGATATATAGTATGGCTGCATACTTTCATACATTTGTTGTTGCATTTGCAACGCTTGATGAACAGCTTGAACTGTACTATGTGCGGCACTATGTGTTATAGCATGAGTCCCAACTGCACCATGAGAATGTACTCTAATTTGATTACTTATATTCGAATAAAGCATTTCCATTCAGCTCGCTTTCATATAAATCGCTACAAAACATATTATGAAGATAAAATTTATATTGTTAAATAAGAATTCAATTTACTAATTCGCTATGAAGTAAGAATTTCGTTTTACTTTTGCTAGCTACTCTTCCCTTGTATAAATGCACCTTTTTTACATACCAATATTAAAACCCAAATAATCCTCTTTTTGGGGGAACTAATATGAATAAGACATTAAAATACATTTCAATCTTCTTTATTGCGGTGTTTTATATTGTAATTATGGGCTGGATTGTCTATTTAAACTTTGTTTAAGAGTATTTTATTTCTCCAAGCAAGAAATCAATCTAAGATTGAAGAACATAAGCATTTATAATTAGGCATAAAATTCTTAGATGTAATTTTCTCATGTCAATTAGCTTTTACTAACTGCTCTTTTGTACTAAATCAATAATGAAATTTTGGTCTAAATTCTTTTTCACATCATATAATTCTAACCTAGACGTTCCGCTCATAAGATTTATCTCCTACCTTAAAGAGTACTGATGCATGGTACTCTTTTTAGTTTCCTTATCCCTACAAAATAAAATTTTTATTATGTTATTTGTATAACATTTTTGCTTCTACTCATACTATAGTTGTAACCTTTAGTTACACTTTATTGTGGGTATTGTTCTTGTTGGATGATAAAGCAGTTAGTTCATTGATCTAGCTGCTTTTATCATTTTTACTGATCTTTATCATTTAGTCTCACCTTTCTCTAAAATAAGGATTTTATGAATATCTCTATTTCTTAATTTAATAATTCATGTTAAAATCATCTCATATCAATCTTTTTACTTTCACTTTAAAGATGATACTTCGATTGTGGTCCTAGTTTACTAGGGCCTCTTTTTTATTTTTAAAATTTTATTTAAATCCATTAACCTATCTCATGTTTTGACATACAATACTACTACCTTTCTGTATAACGTGAGCTCGTCACTTTCGTTATAATGAGGCATAAGGAGCGCTCTCGATTAGCGCTCTTTTTATTTTTTGTCAAATAAGAATTTTGTAAAAAAATACTGCACCCACCTAAATAACATACGTACAATATTTTGGGTGTTCTTTTTCACTATTTGGTCAGAGAGCGTCTTGGAAGGCGCTCTTTTATTTATAACAAAATAAAATTCCTGTCTATTTTTCTCACATTTTGCCGATACATACATATTATTATGGTATGAGACATCCTTTTTATGAATGGAATGAAGCTCACATATCAAATTTTTTATATTCATAATTAGAGACAATCAGCATAAATTTTAATGAGACTGGTTATTTATTAGCGATTGGGGAGCGCCTTAGTAAGGTACTCCTTTTTTACTTGTACAAAATCGTCTTTTTATTAAAAATGAATCTCATCATTAAATAAAATGCATATACTATATTAAATAACGAATTAATAGTCTTTACACATTTCAAAGAGTACCTTTCTCCCATGGTGCTCTTTTTATCTCCTCTTGTTACAAAATAAAATTCAGGTTACTTCTACCCCGCATAACATTTCCAATCCCGTTTATACTATAGCTGTAACTTTAAGTTACATATCTGTACTTGTAGGGCCTAGTTTCTTTTGTACAACAAGTGGTTAGCTAGTTAAGCTGACCACTTTGTTGTGTCAAATAACTATTTTGTTA